GCAAAGCCTACTAAATGGGAACGCAAGTATTGGAAAACAACAAAAGAACTATGCTATGAATTTAACTTGCACTTGCAAACACTAGAGCAACGCGAAAAGAAATTTGGAACAGTATACTGTAAGGATGCATTATCGATTGATAATAATAAGGCTTTCGTACATAGAAAGAGAAAACCCAAACAGCCTTGCATGAAACCAGTTGCACATATAAGACCTTGGTTAATGAAAGAACATCCAGACTATATTGCATGGCGTAGTGGTGTTATGTTTCCAGAGGACGCATAATGGCAAAGATCAAACCCATACTACCAGAAAGTTATATTGATGAAGCAGGTTGTAAAGTTGTTTACTACAGACCTAAACCTGATAATCACAAGAACCATGTGTATATAAATGAAGATGATAACACTTACATATATCATTGTGTTATACGTCTTATATCAGAGATAGGAGAAAAGCAATACATATTGCCGCATTTCTTTGCACAGTTCTTAGCAAGAGACAAGCAATTTGCAATAAGCAGTTACAATGCAGGCAAGCATTCACCTAAATTTAATTCAGTGTTTAGTTATGCAAGTGGATTAGTTAGCAATTGGTTACGCAATCCAGCACAAGACTTTACTGTGAAGCAGTTACCAAAGATAGAGATACTCACACTTATTATACATAACTTGTATGCAGGAGAGCATTTAGAACTAGGATACAATGTAAACACTGGTGTAAAGAACACAATGCCACATGCAATTAAATTTGTTGAGGCATAAAAAAAGCCCCTTAATCCAATGGAATTAAAGGGCTTTAGTTCTAAATTCGGAGACCAATCGTCGTTTAGAGTTGTAATTGGCTTTTAACATTATTGGCACAACATTTATTAGATATATACGTCTGTAAAGGAAGTATACTAAAGATTACCAATTACAATAAGTATTTACCAAAAAACACAAATTAGATAAATATATATGGTAAGTAATACTACATTAAGGCAACTACATTATGGCAACTAACAAATTAAACAACAGATTAAAACAACTAGCGAAAAAATATTATGGCACAGAAGACTTTTCTAAGTTACAGCCTTATCAAATGGACAAAATAACTACTTGGGTTATGTGGTCACCAGATAAAGGCAAAAACACAAGTAGAAAAGCAGAAATGGCATTAAGACAAAACAAAAAATTTAAAGGTAAGAAACACAAAAGTAAAAGCACTTTTGTAGAATAACAAACAGGACATAAGGTTGGTCACCGGATAGCAGACCCTGGCAGGACTTGAATGATAGTAAAGCCGCAGAACGAGTGTTCCTGTTCTCAAACAAACACTTTGCATAAACATTTGCACACTTGGAACGAGGTGCAATACTGTAGCAATACAGAGCCTTTGTAGGTTAGGAGTGAGAAAGAGATCCTTTGCAAACATAGTGTAAAACACCTACTTCCTTAAAGGCTGTGAAACCTTCACATCAAGTCTTTTTAAAAAGGGAACCTTTTGTAGGTTCCTTATGACTGATCATCCTTACATCAAGTAATACAATAGTTCATGAATACTTAGAATAGATAACCAGTTATAACAACAAAGCAATATCGAATGAAATGAGATGTTGTTTGTGTTATTACTTGTCCGATACGTAGTAGTGGACAACTACTAGTTGAAGTAAATACTTGTAGATGAAATACACAGACGAACAAATAACCCAATTGAAGAACACAAAGTTAGTAACTGGTAGACTTAATCCAATAGTTCAAAAATGGGTAGACAAAGCAAATGATGATATACCAGCAAACATACATTTATTGTTTGAGCATGTTCTGGCCGAAAAGCCAAGTAAGCAAATAGTTCACTTTATAGATGAAAACATATACTACGTGAATTACAAACCAATCACATACAGATATATTGTTAATGACGATAGATTCTATAATGGCTTTCATGTAGTAGATAACTTCACCGCATTGCCTAAGAAATCACGCATACTGGATAAATAACAGTTACGCATACAGTAGCGAAGATACTGATATACAGGAGTTGCAATGACAAATGAAACAGACCAAGATAACGTTTACCGAGTAAAGAATGTTAAATACGGCGAGAAAGTCGTAAAAGGCAGAATGATAGGTAGATCAAAGACAGTTATACCAGAAGAACAAGTGCTAGAACTAGCAAGACTACATTCAACAGACAAAGAAATGGCAGACTTTTTTGAGGTGCCTTTAAGCACATTTACGGATAACTTTCGCGATATTATTAAAAAAGGAAGAATAGAAACGAAACAGCGTCTACGCAAGGCTCAATTGAAGATGGCTCTTAACGGTGACAGAACAATGTTGATATGGTTAGGTAAGAATATACTGGGTCAATCAGAGAATCCAATGCAGGTAGATGACAGTCAAGTTCTACCATGGTTAGACGAACAATCAGATAAATAACTATTGTAGAAGCAATACAAAATATTTTTAATCTCCTGATTACATGGTATTTGTTATTACAAGTTGCTTTTACACTGAGTTAGAGGGGAATATACTCAGTCCGTTCCCCGGACATTTTGATGATATTTACCAAAGTTGCCACTTTCCCTCTAACTCAACTTTTATGTAGAGACCAGTTATGCAGTTGACAGAATTACAAAAAGAAATAATCGATCATCCAGCAAGATTCAAAGTTATAGTAGCAGGTAGACGTGCTGGCAAATCATATGCTAGTATAGCCTCATTAGCCAAATACGCAAGATATCCAAACAAGAAGTGCATGTATGTAGCACCAACGTATCGCATGGCAAAACAAATAGTATGGGAAGATTTAAAAGAACAACTGAGAAGCAAGAACTGGGTAAAGAAAATAAATGAATCAGAACTTACTGTAACACTGGTTAATGGTAGCACTATATTCTTAAGAAGTGCAGACAACCCAGACTCTATCAGAGGTATTGGTCTAGACTATGTTGTACTAGATGAAGCGGCCGATATTGCAGAAGAAACATGGAAAGCAGTTATAAGACCAACACTATCAGACAGAGAAGGATCAGCAATGATCATTAGTTCACCCAAAGGACGTAACTTTCTATTTGACTTATACCAAGATGCAAAACATTTGGAAGATTGGCATTCATGGCAGTTCACTACTGCACAAGGTGGCATAGTAAGTGCAGAAGAACTAGAGGATGCTAAACGTGACTTGGATGAACGCACATACAAGCAAGAGTATGAAGCAGAGTTCGTAGACTATTCAGGACGTATATACTATGCATTTGAAGATCATTGTGTAAAAACAATGGACATTGGTCTAGAAGCAAGGATACCATTACACATAGGCATTGACTTTAACGTTGATCCAGGATGTGCTGTTGTAGGCTTTTACCATAGCGGAGGCTTACATGTGTACGATGAAATAGAGATATACGGCACTAACACACAAGAGATAAGCAGTGAAATACAACGTAGATATCCAGGAAGGAGATATGTTTGTTATCCAGATGCCGCAGGTGCACAACGTAAGACATCAGCAGGTGGCATAACAGACCATATTATACTTAAGAATGCAGGCTTTGAACTTAAAGTAGGAAGCATCAATCCAAGTGTTAAGGATAGGATAGCAAGTGTAAATAGTCTTTGCAAAGAGATAAACGGTGCTAGTAGATTCACAATAGATCCTAAATGCACCAAAGTAATTAGTGGTTTACGCAAACACACATACAAAGAAGGCACTAGACAACCAGACAAACAAAGTGGATTAGACCATTTTAACGATGCACTAGGATATATGATTAACAACTTGTATCCTATAAAAGTAGCATCAAACAATTATACAGGTAAGATTAGCCGCAGGGCTGGTTAAGGAGAAAAAATGAAAATACCAGAATATATGAAGAAAACATCACCAATGGTTTCAACAGGAATCAACACATGTAGCCTAGCAGGCATTAGTCTGTTGTGGGGCACTATGTTAGGACTTATAAACCCATGGTGGACAATACTAACTGTACTGTTACTGCTAGAAGGATTTGGCAGTGAATTACGCAAGAGAAAAGAAGATGGATGATTTTACAAAAAACGCAACTGCTGGCATGGATAAAGCCACAGTAAGAGCGGCAGAAAGATTAATAGATAAGTCACCAGAACTTAAGAAGATTAGAAGTATCAAAGATGGTTTGAAAGCAAGTGAGATAACAACAGGTGTCAATGACCAGCAATACAAAGACAACTACGATAAAATACAGTGGAGCAAAAAGGATAAGAAAGAAAAGCCAAAGTTCCGCGTTAAAGTTAATGGAAAATATATAGATGAAGAAGAGTAATTGGCATGGGGGCAAAGGCTCTACTCCTAGAACAAACACCAGCAGTAAAGAGTACCAAGACAATTGGGATAAGATATTTAACAAAGAGAAAGAAGTATTCAAAGAATTCAACGGCACTCGTAAGGGTGGCAGTAAAGAAGTAGATGAGAAAGAAATAGATAAGTCGTGAACTCTGCAATACAAACAAGTAGCGAATTAGTTAAACACTACTTTAATGAATGGGATAACTTATCCAGTATCGAAAAAGCAATAGAGAAGATTGCCAATAGCGATAAATATAAACAGTATTGCATAGCAATTAAGTATGGCAACCATTGGAGACCAAGCAAATGATAGAAGTAGTATGTGTTAAATGGGGAACAAAGTTCACTCCACAATATGTTAATAATCTATACAATGGCATAAAGCATAACACCAATATCAATTTCCGCTTTCACTGTTACACAGACAACACTACCGATTTGCAAGACTCAATCATTACACACAAATTACCAGAAGGATTAGAAGGATGGTGGAACAAGGTATACTTGTTTAGCGATCAACTAACACATGATATAGGTGCTGATATGGTGTACATGGACCTAGACACAGTTATAACAGGCAACATAGACCATATACTGAGATACAAACCAAAACACTTTGCAGGATTAGAGAACTGGTATAGGCCAGGACAACTAAACAGTTCAGTTATGCTGTGGCAACATGGCAACATGTTTAAAGCATGGAACGACTTTGCTGAAGATCCACAACGTGCTATAAACAGCACAACAGACGGTGACCAAGAGTTCATTAACCGTTATATGACAGAAGCAGATTACTTGCAAACACAATTTCCAAAACAGTTATTCAGTTACAAGCAAAGTTGCTCAAAAGGATTACCTAATGACACCAGATTAGTGTGTTACCATGGTACACCAAGCATAGAACAAAGTTATTCAGAAACAGTGACTAATTATGATGGTGTTTGGCAACCGCAAACATGGGTAAAGCAATACTGGAGAACAGCATGAAAACAGCAATAGTAACCAGTTGTGATGAGAAGTATATACCAGCCGCTAAAGCATTACGCAACAGCATAGTAGCCAATAGCAACAGTGGTGCAGAACTTATACTGTTAGCACACGGTAATGAGGATGCTTATAGCGAACTTAAAACATTATATGATAAAGTTATAATGAACGCAGAAGCAGTAGCATCGCCAATTGGTGGTGAATGGACATATGAAATGCCTGCTATGTATAGTAGAGTATTGATACCGGAACTGTTTGCAGACTATGACAGAGTGTTGTGGCTAGATGCAGATATCATAGTCTTGCAAGACTTAGAACACTTGCTCACAATGGACCTAAATGGTAAACCTTGTGCGGCAACACTTAATTCACGTGATAATCATTTAAACGCAGGTAACTACCAATTAGAAGATCCTAGCCAAATGCCCGAGTCATACAACGTAAAGGCATTCAATGCCGGTGTTATATTGTTTGATATACCAGCATGGAATCTTACAGATATATCAGAAAAAATAAACAAATTACTAGTAAGCGACATCAAGTTCAAGTATGTTGTGCAAGGTGTAATGAGCATGGCAATAGCAAGTAATTACCATGAATTGGATTTTACTTACAATGCTTACGCACATTGGGCCAACGAATTAGGAATGCACAATGTTAAAATAATACATTGGGTAGGCGGACATCAAGTTATGCCATGGGTAAGTAAAACACACAATCAACATATATGGGAACAATACAAATGATAGGCGCAATTATAAAAGCAACATT